TGAATAGGATTATGTGTAGGAATCTGTGGCGTAACAATACTCAGTGTGTCTACACATTACCTGCATTGCAGGCTTCTGGTGAGACTTATAAAGCCTCAACCCAGAATAATCCAGTTTCTTCTCCAGTATCTCTGTTGATTACAGGATTACTGCTGAGACGGAAACCAGGCATTTCATCACCAGAATTAAGTTTGCTTTGCAATTGCTTAATTGTTGGATGACTTGCACCCATTACAGAGCCCGTTTCAGGGTCTCTTAAAGAAAGCACGCCAAAGGTTACATTGGATTGTGCTTGGGTAGCAACTGACAGACCAGCAAGCTTGGCTTGTGTCTGTTGGATTGGTTGATCAGAGCAGATGATTGTGGCTGTGCCAGTCTCTGCATTGATTCTTACTCTACGGAAAAAAACATTTGTTTGTGACATAATTTTATTTTTTAATTAAACATTTAGTTAGGGGGACACCATGTCCCGGACTGTAGCCGGGGAGCTGTATAGTAGGACCCTTAGCCAACGCTAAACACACAATTCAAAATTTTGGGTAGGAAAGTTTTTTTTATTTTTGTATATTGATAGTGTACACGTAAACTAATAAACATGGCAAGAGATGAAGACTTCTTTGATGAGGACTCTGGCTTATCAGACATTGATAAGATAAATTTAGAGAATAGAATTGTGGAAGATGCCTTTTATAACTCTTACCTAGTTATTACTAAGAGAACTACTTTTGAGATTCTTATGGAGGAGTGGAATGACGGTAGCGGGATTACTGCTCTGCTAGCACATGATCCAGATACAGGACCAAGGAAAGATCAGTTGATCAATATGATCTTGTACTATTGTGAATCAGATCGTGAAGAGTATGAGAAGTCAGCAGAGCTACTTAAGAAATTACATGAGATGTATCCAGAAACCGTGGGCATGTCCCTAACCTAACCTCTTACCAAGATGAAAAGTATATATGATAAAAAGCTTACAAAAGCAAGAAAAGTATTAGAAGAATATATGTTAACAGAGAAAGAAAAAGAATTTGTAAAAAAAGCAAAGGGTAATCCAAAACTCATAAACTATCTGTATGGTGAGTTAAAAGACTATTCAAGAGTTATAGAACTTTTAGGTATAGATGAAGACTCAGTGGTTTTAGATATAGGCTCAGGCAGAGGAAAACTTCTGGTTGATATTGTTTGGAGAGCTAAGTGTAAAGGAATAGGTGTTGAGCCAATACTATCTAGACATCTTAGAGCAGTAGAATATGCAGAGTTATGGGCTGAACCAGACACAGTAGAACTACATAATGATCATTACCCTTGTAAAACAACAATGAAACCAACGCATGTTATCTTGCATGCTTGTGCATTTAGTGAAAAGAATGCCATTGATTGCTATAACGCACTTCCGCGTGGCGTAAGAATATTACACAATTCGCCACACATAAGAAAATACGCACATAAAAATAAACTTAAAAGTGTTGAAGTTAAAACTTCATATGTGAAAGGAGCGGGTGCTTCATTTTATTTACATGAAAAATAAAAAACTATATCAAGATCTAAAAGATTATAGACTGAATAATCATCAAGAGGATTTATCAGCAGTAAATAAATTGACAAAAGATACAGGGTATCCTAGTTTGTCATTTACATGGGGTGAAACTCCTTATAAAACTTATAGGTCGGTTATTCAAGAAGTAGATAATCATTTTAAAAGGTTTGTTGTTGGGGGATGTAGTATAGGATGGATGAACTTTTATTGGAATGAAAAAAATCCTAGCAAGCAAACAGTAGGTTTTGATTTACATGAAGGCCGTGTTGCTTACGCAAACTTTCTTATAAAAAAGCATGATATATCAAACATAGATATTTATAAGAAAGATATACTTAATTTTGAATTTAATAAAGGAGATTTAGTTTGGTTAAATAATCTAATGTTCCCTAAAGATGTAAATAAAAAACTTCTAGATAAATTAGTAAAATTAGATCTAACAATTATTTCTTATACTAAAATACCAGGACCTAATGTTACTAATATAAATTTACCTGTTAGTTGGTCTAGTGAGCAGAACTTCTATATTCGTCATGAATAAATTTATTGAAAGAAGAGAATCACCCATCCACGGGATTGGTTCATTTGCAAGAGTAGATATACCAAGACAAACAGATATATGCATTGGGCATTATCAAAATGGTTATAGAACTTACCATAGAACTAGAGATATAGGATTTTTTAATTATAGTAAAAAACCAAACGCAATTCTCCCGTACGTAACTAGAGGTTTTAAAAATGGAAAAGGTACAATTACAGTAATGAAAACAATTTCTGATATAAAAAAAGGAGATGAGATATTACTGAAATATTCTTGGTATGATCCTACAAAACCTGATACAGAAGAGAACAGGCACTATAAACCTCTTCCAGATAATGTATACTTAAAAGAAGATAGATTATATGCTAGCAAAGACATAGAAATATTTAATGAGTTTGGAGTAAGTCATAATTTCATACCATACCTAGATAAGTATGTAGCTAATCCACTTGGTGGCTTTTTAAGTAAGGATACTTCTCCAAATTGTATTTTTGTAAATACAAAAGAGAAAAAAGAGCTGTTGTCTATAAAATCAATTAAAAAAGATACACTGTTAACTATTAACAATTATGAGTAATTTTTGGGAACCATTGTTGCATTATTCTGATATTTTAGAAAAATATAAAGTAGGTTTTAGGAAAAATTATGATCAAACACTAAAACTTAGAAATAAAGTACAGTGTGAGATTATTAGAAACCTCAACAATAAACATAGTGCAAAAATATTTTTTACTAAATATAATATCAAAGTACCTAAGTTGATTTACTATACTGAAACTGAAGAAGAGCTTGATACTTTTATACCAGACAAATATGTAGCAAAACCAGCACACCTTTCAGAAAATAAGTTTGTTTTTATAAATAACAAAGATAAAGCGTTTGTTAGTCTAAAGCTGAATAAGGCACTTAAACAAGAAGCAGGTGCTAGAGAGCCGCTTATGCTTAGAAAAGCGCAGAGAGGTATCTTAATAGAAGAATACATAGACTATGACTATGAACTTAAAGTTTTTGTTCTCTACGGTAAACCAATAATTGCTGATTTAAGAAAAGGACCTAAAGAATGGAGTAGAGTAACATTTATAGATGAAAAAAATACCTATGTAGATTTAAAAGACATATATCAAAAGATTTGTAACATAGCAAAAGATCTAAAGATAGATTTCTTTAGAATAGACTTCTTTATCAAGGGAAAAGATATATATGGAAGTGAATTTGCATTTAGACCTTCTACTATACTGCCCCTTGACATAAAGAGTTATATTTATAATCAATGGTTAGAGTATTCTAAAAAGTAACCTCAAACTTTTATTATTTAAACTTAATTTGTATATTAGCTTATAGTATTAACTTAAAATCAATAAAAATGACACAAGTCAAAGAAATGCCTCAGCCGGCAGCATCAGAAGATGTAAAAGAGCTATCAAAAGAAGAAATTGCAAAACGTAAGCAAGAAGTTTCTAATTTCTATAAAGAGAATATTAAGCATTTAAAGATTCAAAAAGAATATGAAGGCTTACTAACTGAGATTGAAGAACTTAGAGCAAAAAGGTTGCAAGCACAGATGTTCCAGGCACAAACGTACCAAGGAATGGAAGAGAAGCAACAACCTTCTGATGCTTCTGTAGATTTTGAAAAGGTTAAAAAAGAAATGGAACCTAAAAAAACTTTAAAGCGTGAATCATGAAACTAATCAAACAAGGATCAAAAGGTGATGAAGTAAAAAGATTACAAAGTATTTTAAAGATACAAGTTGATGGTCATTTTGGACCTTTAACAGAAAAGGCAGTTATAGCATTTCAGTTATCAAGAGATTTAAAACCAGACGGAATTGTAGGAAATCAAACATGGGGATTGTTATATGCTGGTCATAATATGAAGGATACTGGTATTGGAGAAGATACAGATACTGATTCACAGTATTTTGAAACAAGGTTTGGACAAAGAATTCATAGACACTATCTAAGTAAAGGTGAATATTTAGACAAGCCTGGAAAGAATCAATATTTTTTCTTGCATCATACAGCAGGTGGGTCTGATCCATATAGATGTATAGATCATTGGAATAGAGATACAAGGGGGCGTGTTGCTACTGAATTTGTATTAGGGGGTCAGAATTATAGAAATGGTGATGATGAGTATGATGGAATTATGGTACAAGCTTTTCCTGAAAATGGCTATGGTTGGCATCTAGGTAAAACTGGATCAGGTCATATGAATAGACACTCTATTGGTATAGAAATATGTTCAATAGGATATCTAGATGATGAGCATAAGAGCTATGTAGGAAAGAAAGCTGTTGAATCACAAGTAATAGAACTAGAAACTCCTTTTAGAAGAAAGAAGTTTTGGCATAAATATTCTGACAAGCAGATTGAACAAGTTGCATTACTCTTAAAATATATAGAAGAAAGAGATCAGATAGATATGAGAATTGGTCTACAACAATGGATCAAAAAGTATGGGCCTACAAAAGCATTTGATTTCCATCAAGATGCATGTGATGGAAAGGTAAAAGGTTTGTTATCACATACTAATGTTAGAAAAACTAAAATGGATGTATACCCAGATCCCAGACTAGTGGATCTTATAATGAGTTTATAATGGCAGTAGTAAATAGAGTAGAACAAAAAGTAAAGGTTAGTTTACCGCAAGTTATTAAGTATCAAATACTTACGTATTGTTTCTTTAATGATATTCACATAAGTAGATCTGAATTGGATTTACTTGCTGAGTTATCTATGAATCCTGGTATTGAATTACCAGATTTTTGTAAGAGTGTTACTGAAAAAGAAATATTTAAAAGTCAACAATCAGCAAGGAATGCAATTAGTAAAGCAGAAAAAAAGAATCTCTTAACTAAAGAAGGAAAGAATAAAAAGAATATTTATATAACAGAAACTATAAATGTACAATCAAAAGGTCTTGTATTATTAGATATTAAGATATTAGGTGGTGCTGAAGAAGAATATATTTATTAAATACTAAACCAGTGAAACCAAAAAATCACAACCACTTTAAAGAAGGTATATCTGATGAAGTTGGTGTACATAAAGAAGTAGTAGATGATTTTATAACATACTATTATGCTCAAGTTAGAAAAGCCTTGGGTAATCTATCTGCAGTAAATATTTATGTAGAAGGTTTAGGTACTTTCTCCATGAAGAAAGGAAAGATTGAAAAGGCAATCAAGAAGAATAAGAGTATCTTAGGTAATCTTAGGAAAAGAACTTATGATGGTATGGAAAAGACACATGCAGTAAATAGAAAATTAGATATGCAAGAGAAAGCACTGAAGATGATTGAAGAGATAATATCTGATAAGAAAACTTTTAAAGAGAATAAAAATGAAACTTAATCAGTTCTTAGGTGCTTTTAGAAATCCATTAGAAATAATGGAGGGTATAAACAACAGGATCTTTAAGAAAGAACATGTTGAAGCAGAAGCTGCTCTAAGATGGGCTATATGTAAAAAGTGTCCTCATCTAGATAATGTTGGAAACAACTGCCTGGTACCTGGAACACAACCATGTTGTAGTAAATGCGGTTGTAGTTTAAGTTTAAAAACTAGAAGTCTATCTTCTGACTGTCCTGATAATAGATGGAAAGCATTATTAACAGAAGAACAAGAAGATTTATTAAATGAACAAATAGAAAATGGGACTAATATTTAGAGAAGAAGGACACATATATAAAAGCACTGGTGCAGAAAAGATAGAATGGACTAGCGTTACCTCTTTTATTGGTATGTTTAAACCTCAGTTTGATGCAAAAGGTCAAGCACTTAAATCATCTAAAAATAAAAGATCTAAGTGGTATGGAATGAAACCAAAAGAAATTTTACAAGCTTGGGATAATGAATCTAAAAGAGCTATAAAGTTAGGTAATTTTTACCATAACCAAAGAGAAGCTGATCTTTTGAATTTTGAAACCATAGAAAGATCAGGAGTTGAAGTACCAATTATAAGACCTTTATTTGATGAAGAGTCAGGTGATAAAATAGCACCAGAACAAAAACTATTAGATGGAGTATATCCTGAACACTTTGTTTATTTAAACTCTATAGGAATATGTGGTCAAGCAGATCTAGTTGAGATAGTTAATGGTGTTGTAAACATTACTGATTATAAAACAAATAAAGAAATTAAAACCAAAGGATTTACAAATTGGGAGGGTATTACAAACAAAATGTATAATCCTGTTTCACATTTAGATGACTGTAATTTTAATCATTATTCATTACAAATGTCAATTTATCTGTATATTATATTAAGGCACAATCCTAAACTAAAGCCTGGTAAACTTACATTACAGCATGTAAAGTTTAAACAGTTAGGTGAGGATAAAAATGGTTATCCAATAAACGAGCACATAGATGGTGAACCTGTATTAGAAGAGGTTAAAATGTATGAAGTGCCTTACTTAAAAGCTGAAGTAAAAACATTAATTAACTGGTTAAAAAATAAATAATATGCCTCTATTTTTAAAATGTACACAAGTAAGAAAAGCTACAGACTATAGTGTCCCAACAGGACAAGATCAAGTTCCACCTCCTCAAGTATCTGTAAGTTGCAGTTATGATAATATACCTGGCAATTACTTATTAAAACTTGATGATGTGATTGCTTATCAAAGAGATTATAATGCAGAAAATAATAATTATATGCATAATGTACTAATTGTATTTATTAATGGTGGGTCAGTTCTTATAAGAATGACAAGATCTGATTTTGAAAATAAAATGGCACAATTACCTAACTATACTGTAATTACATGATAGTAAAATTATTTGACATACAAAACTCTGAGCTTATACCTACAGAGCACTGCTATGCTTTAGATTTCTTAAAGTCTATAATGGATGAATATCCAGAAACGTACATAAGCATATATAAATATTTGTTTTATATGACATGTCCTAATCCAGATATGAACCCTTTCTTTCATTTACCAGAAAATGATAAAGAAGAGATTATAATAGAAGAAGTAGGATTAGAAGATTCTGTAGAAGATCCAAAGATAAAGTTTGCCTTAGATAGATGTGAGGCAATGTATGAATCACCTACACATAGGGCATATCTTGGAATTAAGAAGGCTTTAGACAATATGGCTACGTATATGGCCAATACACAAATAACGGACGGTAGAGACGGTAATATAAGCCAAATAAGAGCTGTTGCAAAAGACTTTGATGCTATTAGACAATCATTCAAAGGAGCATATAAAGATTTGCAAGATGAACAACAAACATCTGTAAGAGGTGGTCAAGGGCTAGCTTATGATCAGATGTAGAGTAATTAAAACAAAGTAAAATATTTAAAAATTTATTATGAATAAAAAAGAAAAAAGAGCAAGAGCAGAGAAATGGTTTGCCGCTCACGGTATTAATCCTAACACACCAGACAGTGATGGTAATCAAAGAGTATTAGACTTACGTCCAGCACAAACTTTTAATGATGATGTAGAAGGAGTTATTAGTCATCCTTGTACAATTACTGTAGAAGGCTTTTTATTTTATGCACATGTAACTGTAGAGTTTAATGATGGTACAAATTCTTATGAATTTCAAGGAGGCTCAGGAGGAGTAGGTGTAGGTGATCTTACATGTGAAGGTGTTATTTACTATGGCAATCAAGATACGTTACTAAAAGCCACAACATTTGGTGTTGCATTTGGTGCAGAAGATGGTGGTGTAGTTCAAGTAACTTGGGGTACTAGTGGAAATGCTACAGCAGCTGGTATAGGAGAAGGATTAGGTGCTTTTGGTGGAAGTGGTTCTTGGAAAAAAGACTAATAAAATGAGTAGAGAAATACCAAAATATTATATAGGAAAATATCATGGATATGAAGCAAGAAAAGTTGTAGAAGACTTTGAGCTAACTTATAATACTGGGACAGCTGTTAGCTACCTACTAAGAGCTAATAATAAACATAAAAAACCGCAGGATTGTATTGAGAAAGCTATACATCACTTGCAGTTTGAATTAGATAGATTAAAATTAAAAGAAAAATAATTATGGCAAATATTAAATTAGTATCTGCACTGCATGCTCAAGCAACAGCTGATAAAGAAAAAGCTTTAATGGCTTTAGATTTATTAATAAATAAAGGCGTTGGTATTGGTGATCATACAGCAGATGATGTAATGAAAGATGCTACAAAAGCATTAGAACTACTATGTAGTGCTGATGATAGAATAGCAACTATAGAAACGTATTTTTTAGAACTTGATAGTGTAGAAGAATAACTTAGTAATAATTAAAATCAACCTTAAAATGAAAGTAATACCTGTAGGAAGAAAAATCCTAGTAAAACCGCAAGAAGCATCCTCATATTATAAAGGTACTTCAATATTAATTCCTGAATCACAACGTAAGCAAGAAGCCAAAGGTATTGTTGCGGGTGTTGGAGATGGAGTTGGACAGATAAAAGTTAATGATACAGTGCAGTATAGTGATAGTGCTGCTATTATAAAGATGCAACATAATGGTGAAGAACATTATTTAATAAATGAAGGAGATGTCTTTGCAATACTCAAAGGATGATAGAGACGTTGTAATCTTGTGTGATATGTGTCTTCACAATAGAGGCACTTTTATTTACACAACAGGACCTATGTCTGGAATTGCGGAATGTAATAATTGTTCACATGCTAACCTAGTGCATTTTTTAAGAAACTCAAAACTAAGTAAATTTGAAAAGGAAGATACCAACATATGATAATGGAAAATGGACTGTAACTTTATTTGATGAAGAAGAGTTTAAACAATTTTTAGTTGAACTCTTTAGTGAGCCAGGTAAATATAACTTTGATGAGACATCTTTTAAGTTTAATGAACAAGCAAGAATATTTAATGATCAGGGTTTTTATTGTGATAAACCATTTAGATCTAAAGACTTTATTAAATATTGGAATGATGAAAAAGATAAGTGCAGAGAAGGTGTAATATTTAAAAACAATAGTAGTACTTGGTATTTAACACGGGACTATTATATGTGGCTAAACTTCCTACCCATCTTTGATAAGGAAGAGAAAAAATATGGCTTTGCCAAAGTAAGAGATGCGCAGTATCATATGGCATTATATGAGATACTAGCAGAACTACATAATAAACACTGTGCTATATTTAAGAAAAGGCAGATTGCAAGTTCATACTTTCATATGGCAAAAATTATCAATACTTACTGGTTTGAAGCTGGTAGTGTTTGTAAGATAGGTGCATCATTAAAAGATTATATCAATGATAAAGGATCATGGAAGTTCTTAGATGAATACAAAGATTTTTTAAATGAACATACAGCATGGTACAGACCAAGCAATCCAGAAAAAGTTTTACTGTGGCAACAACAGATAGAAGTTAAAGTTGGTAATAGAAAAACAAAGAGAGGATTAAAATCTAAAATACAAGGAGCATCTTTTGAGAAGAATGCTACCACTGGTGTTGGTGGACCTACAACATAT